TCACCTTCCTTGTCAGGTCGTTTAAATTCTCATAAGGGTTAGGTGATTTGATAAAAGATTCAGCAGCAGGGTCAGCCTCTTTCGTTGCCCAACCATTGCCAATAATGTAGTTTACCTTGCCCTTTACAATGCTGTTATGTTTAGCACTTTTGTTGTAGAGAGCCAAAAGGTAATTCGGGTAGTCATTGCGTTCACCGAACTCAATATAACCCCCTTTGCTGCCTTTCTTTTCCCTATACTCAGGCTGTCTTGCCTCTTGGAAATTCAATATGATTAAATCGTTCATCATCTTGTTATGTATGTATTATCAACCGAATGCTGCACATAGCTGAAACTTTCGGAATCATTTAATCTCATTATCCCTTCTTCAAGCAATCCTGTCGCTTCTGCATACTCCTTATTGTAGGCACTTGCTTGTTCATAGATATAGTAAAGCCATTCCCCTGCATCTGCCCAACCAAAGTATTTATTTACATCAATGCTGAATTTGTTATATCTGTCCTTGAAAAGGCTAACATCGGCAGCATTTAACAAAACAAATGTTATCTCTGCTCTCGTTTCACGATTCACGAAACGAAAAAGATAATTTGGAGCAGTCAATGTTTCCTTCTCCGTTAATGTTAAATAGATAAATAGGGTACTATCTTTCGTGAGATGTATCATTGTATCTAAATAGAATTATCTTAACTTTTTGCAGGAAAAGAAAAAGCCACCCCGAAGGATGGCTCATTTCACTAACCTATTAAAAACCCCAAAGCCTTAGGAAGTCAGACCTGCAATGATACCGCTGTTTACCTCAGGAGCAAGAGCAGGTTCACCGCCTGTGAAGGTCAAAGTGTAACCGCTTCTATCTCCTTGAGCAGTACCTGTGGCAGCGTTACCTGCTGTCAGGTCAATGCCGTTGGTTTTACCCAAAAGCCAGTATTTATTGTTGTTATCTTGAACAACTGCCATCAGATTATTCTGTGCCAAAAGAAGGATTTCATTCCTTGTATTGGCTTGAAGTTTATTGAGGATGATGGTCAACTCAGGAGCATAAAATACAGTTCCGTTCTCTACGGACGCTGTGATATTTTCAGTAAGGCTTCCTGTTTGCTTTACAAGTTGGTACTTATAAAACACCTTACCTGCTGATTTGGTAATCGCAGAAACAACACCAGATGCTTCCGTTACGGCAGTAACATTGTCAAAAGCGATAAACCAAACGGCTTTAATACCACCTAAACTGTCTTTGCAGTCCAAAGTATAACCCTGTGTTAAAGCACAAGCCATTTTGTTAATTTTTTAAAGTTATAGAAAGATGGGAGATTTTACTCTCCCACCTTATTTGTTAAATCTTAGACAAAGAACTTCACAATCTCATCAGGGAAGGCGAAGTTAACACCCATCTTGAATTCAGATACGAAGCGAACTTGGTCAGCCTCTTTTGCGTAGAAGATTTCAAATCTTTCTTCTTCGTTCAAAAGGTCAGTACCGATGAAGAAGTTACTGATACGAGCAGCTACAATCTTACCGCTACCATTCAAACCTTGAACAGCGATTACCTTTACGTTTGTGCCAGGCAGGTAGAACTCACCATTAGCTTTTGCATCGTATTGGTAGTGGTAGAGGTTGCTATTCTTCAACTTTACTGTGTAAGTACGGAAAACATCCATACCGCAGAAGATAGCGATATCATCCTTGTCTACAACCTGTGCAGGGATAGCCTTGTAGATATCATCAAAAATAGATACTACGTTAGCATCGGTGATAGAGGTTTCAACAGAACCATGATATGCTCCTGAGTTAGCATTTACAACAGAACCACCTGCGGCAGTAATCAAGGTAGTGATACCTTGGAACTTGTTAAGGTTTACATCAACTGAAGCAGTTGAACCTTGCCACAAAGTTTTTTCCAATTGGTCAGCAATTTTAGCTGCTTTACGCTGAGAATACTCTTCAGAGTAAACCATGCTGTCATAGCCAGAACCTGCAGGGAGAGCCTTCTGCAAATACTTAGCTTCAAGGTCTTTCAAGCACAATGCTTCGTTTACCTTGATTTTGCCTACTGTTACAGTCCTCTGAGTGAAAGAGGTAGTACCAGAAGCGGTGAAACCACAAGAAGAACCATCTTGGAAGATTGCATCAGTATCCATGATGTTGATGGTTTCGGCAGATTTTACACCTACCATAACGTTGCCCTTATCTTTAATCAAAGAGGCAGTTTTGCTACCCAATACAGATGAAGCTACAAGCAGAGCCTCATTTTCTTTTGTATAGTTAGCCAATGTTCCTACACTAAATCCCATTTTATTTGATTTTTATTGTTAAAAAAATTTTACTTTATTGATTTAGCAAACTGCAAAAACCTTTCAAGTTTTGCTTCTTTGCTTTCTACATGAACGTTAAATTTGTCCTTTGGTTGCTCGGTTGCTTCAGCAGATGGAGTGTTAATCAGTTGAACCAAAACATCTGACAAATCGCTAATACCTTTGCTAAACCTTGCCTCTTGTTGAGCCAATTTAGCATCATAGGACATCTTGATTTCATCCAATTGCTTCTGCATTTCCTCAATCTTCTTCTTCATCATGTCTTCAGCAGAAGGCTCAACAGGAGCATCAGGCATGATTTCTTCTTCTACCTTGTCAGATTCTGGAACGGAGATTTCCAGGATAGTTCCTGCTTCATCAAGAACGATTTTAGTACCATCAGCGAGTTCATGCTCACCAACAGGAGCAGGAGATTGATTACCTGCTTCATCTACAATCATAACTTTACCGCCAATTTCCAATTTATCAATCAGAACTTTCTGTCCAGACATCAAAACGTACTCTTTAACGGATTCAATAGGTTGGGCAGATTCCTCTGCCATTTGTGCCGCAGGTGCTTCCGCAACAGGCATAATGCCGTTGTCAGTGAACATCTGCTGAATCTTTTGTATAGCTTCCAATGGAGTCATAAAACGATTTTAGCCATAAGTAGTTAACTATTTAACATTCGGCAAAATAGAAAAGGCTCAGAGAATATCTAAGCCTTTACTTTATCTATCACTTGTATGGGTTAGCGGACCTGCTCCAAGATGGCAACTATCTCCTGCCACATCGCTTCATATTTCTTATCTCCTGTTTTTCGGTAGTTAAAAACCCCTTCAACGGAAAATCCTTTAACTTTTCCCTCCTTTATCAGTTTCCATACTTCATCATTTTCAACTTTGAAAGAACCGAACCATGAGCCATCAGGTACATTTTCAAAACCTAACATTGGCTTGATGCCACGCTTTTCATCACTTATCCATGATTCAAACATGGTAAGTCCATTAACAATGCTTCCGCTGTCATGCATCAAATTAACATTTTGCTGATAACCTTTGCGGAAAAACTTTTGTGCTATCTGCTTAATCGTGTCCTTTGTGAATTGGACATAGTATTCACCATTTTGGTCATTCCTGTAAATAGGAGTATCTGCCAACATCAAAGGACCTGAGATAATCTTTTCTTCCTCATCTTGAATGGCAAAGGATTGCTTTTCAATCTGCCTCAGTTTACGTTCTGCCCAATCAATCATGGCATCGCCTCCCCAAGCATCCCACATAAGACCGCCACAACCTTCTGAGTATGGCACATCTTTATTCTGCTGATGCCTACGGAAACCGCTAATTCTCGCTATGGTATCTCTTGTCAGGTTTTCCCTGTTGGCTATTTGATTGGCTCTTATTTTACCTGTTGATTCTCCGCAATCGCCCCAACCATGTTCTTCTACCCATTTCAATGCTCTTTTAGCATTATTTACCGCTGCTTCTGGGTAGTCGTTATATGAATCTTCAGCGAAGGCGAGGAACTGCCTCTCAATGGCAGGGCGGTCAACCAATGCTACAAAGTCCACCTCTACATCGCTGTCATCTTCGTTTGTAATCTCCAAATTAAAAATTGGTAATTTCTTTTCCATATTGTTAAATTTATCCGAGCCTTGCTGCTCTGTTTATTCTTGTTATCTTTTCCTGTGAGTTAGTAACATCGCTTTCCAATACATAGGCTCTTGAAGTTGCTGAACCCAATTGATTAATGGATTGCTGATTTAATTGAGTAACTGTGTTTTGAATTGGTGCAGATGGAGCAATTGGAGCAGCACCCGTAGAAATGCCACCTGCTGAGGCATCTGCCACATTTCCTGTTCCTTTAGCTGAAGGAATCTTTGTGCTGATAATCTTTTTTACCTGCACTAAACCTGCTGCAATGGTAGCTGCTGCTGCAATAGGTCCAAAAATGCCTCCCTGTGCAATTGCTTTGGAAGCACCCTGATAAGTATTGATAATGGCTTGTTTTACGGCTATCGCTTTACCTGCTACACTATTTTGGTCAACCAATCCACCAATGATGCTGAGTGTTGATTGTGCTGCTGCTATTTCTGATTCTGCTGTTTGCTTTGCAAGTTGTTTTTTATAGTCAGAAACTTTTTTAGCATTTTCAGCATCTAAAGCTAATTTAGTAGCTGCATCCGCAGCACTTTTAGCATCAAGTTCCTGTAATTTTAGATTTAATTGTGTTTTACCTTTAGTGGCTTGTAAATTCTTTTCCCTTTCTAATTGCTCATTTGATTTAAGCCTTTCTACATTAAGAGTTTTGGTTGCCTTATCTTCTTCTTCGTAAAGTTTTTGTCTTGCAATCTTTTCTCTTTCAATCCTATCTTCAACAGCTTTTTTGGCATTTTGGTCTGCAATATCTTTCAATCTTTTCTGCTCGGAAGCATCCAAGACCAATTTCTGATTCTGCAAATCTCTGAACTGCTTTAGTTCTTCTTCAGATAACTTACCTTTTGTTTTTAACTTTTCACGAAGAAAATTTAATTCATCATCAGCCAATTTTTTACTTAACTGATAAACTTCTTTCTCTTGCCCTCCCTGTGCTTGTAATACCTTTATCCTGTTCTGTATTTCTTCATTTCCCCTCTTCGTTTTCTTTTCAAGAGCATCAAGGTTACGTTCTGCCTGAGATGTAATTCCTACAAAGTCGGTAAACTTGTTTACAAGGTTGGTAACAAATGAACCAAGTTTTTCAAGACCTGGAAAGAGTTTTAATACTACTTTTTTAACCTCATCAAAATTAGCAATTAGCAAACCTACTGCTACAACTAAAGCACCGATACCTGTGCTGATAATAGCAGATTTAAGAGATTTAAAAGCACCTCCAACAGTATTCTTTACAACTGCACTCAATTGCTTGAATGAATCAATGCTTTCGCCTACTGTCTGCAATCCTTGAGAAAGTGCTAAAGCAGATTGAACTTTAACCAATGTTTTCTGAACATCCTCACCTTCTTGACCAAGCAATCCCAAAGCACCCTGTACCGCAGCGAATCCACCTGCAACACCAGAAAGAGAAGAAGATAATGCTTTGAATTTAGCATCAGGATTGAAGGCATCTGTCAATGCTTTGGCATCACCGATAGCATCCTTTAGCTGTGCTGCTCTTTTAGCTGCTTCAATAGCTTCTTTTGATGTAGCACCAAACTTTTCAGAAAGTACAGTTACATCATTTTGTGCCTGTCGTAACTGCTGCTTTAATGAGCCAACCGATTTCCCGACATCACTACTATCTACTTCAACTTTTATACCTACTATTTCCTGTGCCATCTTATGCGTATGTTAATTCAATCACTTTTAAAAATTCAACCTTTGTAGTATTTAAGTCCATAGGATTGTAGTCCATGATTTTATTAATTCTCCAAAGGCTGCCATTGATATATATCAGTTTGCTAAAATCTAAGCCATAGATGTCTGATTCCTTCAGCAGCATATTGCAGGTCAGCAGTTTGCTATCTTTATCAGTTATCTCAGCCACATTCTCGGACCAATATCCATTATACAGGTTTGCTGAAGGATAAGCAGTAGCCAGAACAAAGTAAAGTTCTCTTGGTGAACCGAAGTTAATATCTGCCGTTGGAGCATCAGGGTCATTAAGATG